ACGCAGTTTCACGAAGGCCGACTACATAACAGGAGAAGTCAGGAGAGTGAAAAATGAGCAAAAGCATAATTGAGAAGAACGGAAAATGGAGCGTAGCGGACGACGACCGCGGCGGCTGCAGATACCTATTTGAGGACACCTGTATGAATAGCTTCTGCCCGGCGCACACAAACGAAGTTCGGATGTCAAAAGAATGCAGAATCTGTAGGTTCTACCGCCCGGAAGACGAGAGCGAATCGCCGGACCTGATCGACCGGAACGAGCTGATTGCACTTTTTGAGCATATCAAGGAAGAACTGCGTTCCGAAAAAGACTGGATATACCCGCTCGAAATACCGGTCCTTACAGACCTTGTCACGAACATGCCATCGGCATACCGATTAGACGAAACCATCAAGCGCCTGGAAGCGCTGGCCGAATGGCATCCATATAAAGTACCGGGAAATCCGGACACCTATAACCAGTATAACGAAGCCTGGCAGGACTGCATCGGCAGAGCCATCGACATCGTGAAAGGTGGTGGAGCGGAATGATTAAATGGCTATATATCGGAGCGTGGAATGAAAGGAGAATATATGTATGGAAAAAAGGTCGCATACAAAGACGCTATTAAAATATTAAAGGAGGCAGGTGAGCAGGAATGAACCGTAAAACCATTAAAAAATCTGAACGAGAACAAGTTCACCTGAAATACCACGGACGCTGCGCCTACTGCGGCAAGAAGATTGCTTACAAGGACATGCAAGTAGACCACTTGATACCGTTAGAGGGCTATCGCGAAAAGGGTACGAATGACTTTGACAATCTGATGCCCGCCTGTCGCAGATGTAATCATTATAAGCGAGCAAATAGTCTTGAAGGCTGGCGCAAGATGATTGAGCAAATACCGGAGAAACTGAAACGTGACAGTTACATCTACAAGGTGGCACTAGACTATGATCTCGTTGAAGTAAAACAGCAAAAAGTACGTTTTTATTTTGAAATCGCAGGAGAACGTCGAGCTACTAGAAAAAGCATTGGAGGAAAAGAATGAACGACATCACCTACAAAATCACACGCAGGATTGCCGTCATCAAAGAAGAAAGCGGCGGATGGGCAACTGAACTGAACGAAGTCAGCTGGAACGGCGCGGAGTCTAAGTACGACATCCGGCGCTGGAACGCAGACCACACGAAGATGGGAAAGGGCATCACGCTCACGCGGCTGGAAGCCACGAGCCTGATGCAAGCACTGAAGGAGGAATTAAGATGAAAAAGAACCCAGGAAGAAAAGCACTCAGAGACCGCCAGCGGAAAGAAAGAAAAGAAGCCGGCCGCAAAAAAATGAAGCTGCACAACGCACTGCAGCAAGAACATAAGCTACATTTATTATAACACACCGCCGCAGGAAATCCCTGCGGCATAGCTATCGGCGGAAGGGAACGTCCCGGTTCGACTCCGGGACCGCCGGCCAAAACTTACATTATATATAGAAGGAAACACAGGCGCTCGGTATGAGCATTCAGCACTTGCTATTCTTATTATTATAGCGACGGAGAAATCATGAAGTTTGAAAGAGTCACCTATCTAGCGGGAAAAACCATCATGACAAAAGAAAAGGTAAAGAGGACAAGAGCAAAAGGAGAAAAGCGCGCACCCAAAACAGCCCTGACCACAGAGCAGGTATGGGAGTGCAATCTCATCTTCAGCCTGGCGTTACTGCTCAATGCGAATTTCCGGCCGGGAGACTGGAACCTGAAGCTGACATTCGCGGAAGCTCTCACAATCGATGAAGTGAAGGCAGCTAGAGACAGGTGCATGCGAAAGCTTCGGGATCTATGCAAAAAAGAGAACATCGAACTAAAGTGGATCCTCGTCCCGCACATCACCGGGGAAAGATATCACTTCCATCTGATCGCAAACAAGGAAGTTCAGCTCGAACTGATCAAAAAAGCGTGGAGCTATGGCCACGTTATCGAGAAAGCGCATCTGTGGGACAACCCGAACTACTACCAACTGGCATTCTATCTGATGCACGAAGCGCGGGAGCTGAGAGAGATCAAGCTAAACCAGGAAGAAGAGATCCCGTTCACCAAGCGCTATTCCTGCAGCCGGAACCTGATCAGGCCGGACGGCAACAGAGAGGATCTGACGCGCGGCGATATTGAGTCTGATCCGAAACCGCGCAAAGGTTACGTCATCGATGGCGAAGTGCAGCGCTATGAGAACCTCATAAACGGCGCGCCATGCAGAGAGTACATACAGGTCTCCGTCGAAGAGGAACCGCGAATCAAAAGATGGAACAAGGGAACCATGGTCACCGGCGAGCGCATGCCGTTCGCGAAGCTTCTCCGCGAAGCGTACCGAGAATTCCAGGAAAATATGTTTGACAGCCTAGAGCACTAGGCTAGTTTAGAGTGCGAAGAAAGGAGCAGGTATGACCAAGAACGACCTGAACGAATACTTCTGGTTAAACCACGAGATCAAGAGACAAAAGAGCAGATTGAAGAGGCTGGAAGAAAAACTGAAACATTCCGGCGAAGTCGTCGGCGACAGCGTACAGAAGTACTACAACGGCAAGGCGCATCCATACAAGATTGAAGGCATCGCCGAGACCGACATCCAGCTGCCGCTGATGATCGTGACACTGAAAGCAGAGATAGAGACGAACATAGACAAGGCAGAAAAGAAAGCGGTCGAGATCGAGCAGTTTATCCAAAACGTCGAGCAAGCAAAGATCCGAGAGATTTTACGGAGCCGGTTCATAGACTGTTTGGACTGGGAGCGGGTCGGTGCGGCGAACTACATTGCACCGGACTATGCACGTCGCATGGTGAGAAAGTTTTTTTCAGAACAAAAGAAAAAGTCCGTTTAGGTCCGCTTTTTTTATGTTATACTTTACCATAGAGAACATGTACAAACTCATACACACACACTTTCACGAAGCGGTCACCGGAAACGGTGGCTGTTTTGTTTTTTGAAAAAAAGAGGAACAGATGAACACGAAAGAGACGTTAAAAGTATACATCGAATTCAAAGGCGGAAAGACCGTGTGCATCTGCATGCGGTCAGCCAAAGGGTGCAGAAGCCGGCACTGCATCAAGGACTGCGTGACGCGGGACATGTTCGAAGACGTGAAAGGTTGCTTCGAGCAGAACAGGTTCGGGAAGTAATGGCCAAGGAATTCGCCAAGCCGTTCTACAACTCGGCAAGCTGGCAGGCGGCGCGCAGAGCGTACATCAATCACCGCGTTGCCATCGATGGCGGGCTGTGCGAGACATGCAAAGAAGTGCCGGGCACAATCGTACACCACATCAAGAGCCTGAATGAAAAGAACATCAGCATGCCAAACGTGACGCTGTCGTTTGATAACCTGCGGCTGGACTGCAAGAAGTGTCACGACGAAGAAGAAGATCACTTCATCAAGAGAAAGAAAACACGATGCGCGTTCGATGCATCCGGACAGCCGATGCCCCCCTATTCGGCGAAATAGGGCGCTGCCGTCCAGACCGCATGCCCCAGGTTAAATTTGACGCGGGACGCGTGCATGGGAGGGGGGTCATTTTATAAAACAGGAGAAAACAAAAGAGGAAAAGATTTTGGCCGAGTTTCGAAAACTTAAGCGTTTTTCCTCGAAATTTGACAAAGATAAAAAGAATATCGCCGAGAAGCTGTGTAAAAAAGCCGCGTTCATGGACGTGACACTCGATGAGATGCAGGAGACAATCACCACAGAGGGCAGCGTCATTGAAGCAGTGAACGGGAACGGATTCACAGTGAAAATGGACCATCCGGCGCTGAAAGGTTACAACGCCATGATCAAGAACTACACAGCAGTGATCAAGCAGCTGGTGGATCTGATGCCGCAGGGCGCGGAGGAAGCCGACGAGCTCTTGGCGTTCGTAAAAAGGAGAAAGTCATGAGCGAGCTAGTCCCATACTTCACGGCGCTGTTGGACGGAAAGATTACCGCCTGCGACAAGATGAAGAGGGCGTCCGAGATGATCCTTGACGGATACGAGAACCCGGGAGAGTATCACTTCGATCCGGAGATCGCGGAGGCACACATATCATTCATTGAGAAGTTCTGCAAGGTGCCTGCCGGGAACATCGGCGAGCCGCTAAAGCTGGAACAGTTTCAGAAGGCGAGGCTGGAAGCAGTCTTCGGATTCGTGGATGACAACGACCTGCGCCAGTACAACGAGGTCATCATCATAGAAGGCCGAAAAAACGGCAAGACGACCGAGTGCGCTGCGGTCGAGATCGATCTAGTCATGAATGATGACGAGGGCGCTCCTGAAGTCTACAACATTGCCACCAAGTATGAACAGGCGATGAAAGGCTTTAACGCCGCAAACAACATGCGCCGGCAGTCTCCATCGATCGCAAAGCACCTGAAAAAGCGGGCGTCCGATTTATACTGCAAGTACAACATGGGATTCATCAAAGCGATGGCATCAAACGTCAAAAGCCTTGATTCTTTGGACGCACACGCCGTCATCATCGATGAGCTTGCGGCGATTACAAACAGAGATATCTACGACCTGATGAAGCAGTCGATGGGAGCACGCTCTCAGCCGCTGCTTTTTTGCATTACCACAAACGGGTTCGTGAGAAACGGCATTTTCGATGCGCAGTACGAATACGCCAGCAAGCTGCTGGCGAAAGAAATCATCAACCCGAAGTTCTTGCCATTCATTTATGAGCTGGACGATCGGGAAGAGATGTGGAATCCGAAAATGTGGATCAAGGCGAATCCCGGTCTTGGCACGATTAAAAAGACAGAATTCCTCGAAGAGATGGTTGAGAAAGCGAAGGTCGATCCGACCTTCCTTCCGACCGTCCTCGTCAAAGACTTCAATATCCCGCAGACCTCGGAGAGCGCATGGATGCGCTACGAGGAATTGAATAACGAAGAAGAGTTCGACATTCGATTCGATTACGCGATCGGCGGTTTCGACGCTGCGGACTCTGTTGACCTGAACGCTGCGAAAGCGATCTGCATGCGGCCGGGCGACAGCCGCATCTATGTGCGGCAGATGTACTGGATTCCGGAAGCGGTGATCGAAAAATACGAAAACATGGGTAACCGGCGCGGACGAGATTCCGCGCCGTATTCATTATGGGTGCAGCAAGGCATTATGCGGACCTGCCCGGGCGCGAAGTGCCCGAAGAGCATATTCCTGGAGTGGTTCAAAGAGCTGCGCGATGAAGAGGACCTGTACATCTATGCGATTGGATACGACCCGTGGCACATCGACGACAACACACTCGAGCAGTTCAAACAGGAATTCGGGCGCAATTCCATGATCCCGATCCGGCAGGGCACAAAGACCTTGTCGCAGCCAATGAAAGACCTGAAAGCAGAATTCGCAGAGGGCAACATCGTGTATAACAACAATCCGATCGACAAGTGGTGCCTGATCAACACCGAAGTCAAGACCGACATCAACGGCAACATCCAGCCGGTGAAATCGCAGGATCAGACGCAGCGCATTGACGGGACAATCGCCCTGCTGTGTGCGTACAAGGTTCTGCAGGACAAAAAAGACATTTA